CCGCGAATGTGTTCCATGTTGATGCGCGCGCCGTACGTCTTCGGGTCGTAGCTGCTCGCCATCTGTTCGAGCATCGTGCGATCGATCGTGCGACCGTCCGTCGTCGCGCCTTCGGTTGCGATCCGGAAAAATTTCGTCTTCTTTGCGTCCTGTGCCATGTGCGAATCCACTGAGAGGGTGCTGTGTTCAGGGATTCCAGTGTCGGCAGTTCGAACCAGCGTCGCAATGCATGTTGGTTGTGCACGCAACCGATACAACCGGATGCAGTAGGGCCTACGCGCGCGCGTCGGTAGCCTTGCTGCATGACTGCACTTCCCACCGATTCATCCGACGTTGATCCACGCCGACGCGCACGCGACCTGTACTGGCAGGGGTATCGCATCGCGCGTATCGCCGAGCTGCTGGGCGTGAAGCCGGCCACGCTCTATAGCTGGAAAAAGCGCGATGGATGGGACGAAACGGAACCGGTCGATCGCGTCAACATGACGATCGAGGCGCAGCTCATAAAGCTCGTCACGAAGGAGGCGAAGGAAGGGCGCGATTTCAAGGAGATCGACCTGCTGACGCGCCAGCTCGACCGACTGCGCTCGCGACCAGCGAACGATGGAAAGGTGAGCGAATCCGGGGGCGGTGGCGGCACGCGCCGATCGCGCAGCTCGGACGACCGCAACGCGTTCAGCGAAGAGCAGATCGAGAAGTTGAACGATGCGTTCCTCGAATCGATCTTCGACTATCAGCGCACCTGGTATCGCGCGGGCTTCAAAGAGCGGATTCGCAACATCCTGAAGAGCCGGCAGATCGGCGCGACCTGGTACTTCGCACGCGAAGCGCTGCTCGACGCGTTGAACACGGGCCGCAATCAGATCTTCCTGTCGGCCAGTAAGGCGCAGGCGCACGTGTTCCGCCAGTACATCGTCCAGTTCGCGAAGGACGCGGTCGGCGTCGAGCTGAAGGGCGATCCCATGGTGCTGCCGAACGGCGCGACCTTGTATTTCCTCGGCACCAATGCGCGCACGGCACAGAGCTATCACGGCAACCTGTATTTCGACGAATACTTCTGGGTCCCGCGCTTCCAGGACCTGCGCAAGGTTGCGTCCGGCATGGCGATTCATTCGCAGTGGCGCCAGACGTATTTCTCGACGCCGTCGAGCCTCGCGCACGACGCGTACCCGTTCTGGTCCGGTGCTCTGTTCAACCGCGGTCGACCGAAAGATCAGCGCGTTTCGATCGACATCTCGAATGCTGCGCTCTCGGCGGGCCGCGCGTGCGCGGACGGCCAGTATCGGCAGATCGTGACCGTCGAGGACGCCGTGCGCGGCGGCTGCAACCTGTTCGACCTCGAACGCCTGAAGCTCGAATACAGCGCGGACGAATACGCAAACCTGCTGCTGTGCCAGTTCATTGACGATTCGCTGTCGGTTTTCCCTCTCGCGACGTTGCAGACGTGCATGGTCGACACGTGGGAGGTGTGGGACGACTTTAAGCCGCTGTACCTGCGTCCGTTCGGCGACGAAGAGGTGTGGATCGGTTACGACCCATCGCACACGGGCGACAGTGCCGGATGCGTGGTCCTGGCGCCGCCGAAGTATCCCGGCGGGAAATTCCGCGTGCTCGAGCGGTTCCAGTGGCACGGCCTCGACTTCGAAGCGCAGGCCGCGCAGATCGAGGCATTGACCAGGCGCTACCGCGTGACCTACATCGGCATCGACACGACCGGGATCGGGCAGGGCGTCTATCAGCTCGTCACGAAGTTTTTCCCGGCCGCGACGCCGTTCCACTACTCGGTCGAGATCAAGACCGCGCTCGTGATGAAGGCGCAGAACGTGATCCGCAAAGGCCGGCTCGAGTTCGACACGGGCTGGAAGGATCTCGCCGCCGCGTTCATGGCGATCAAGAAAACGATCACGCCCAGCGGGCTGCAGGTCACGTACAAGGCGAGCCGATCCGAAGAGGCGAGCCACGGCGACCTGGCCTGGGCGTGCATGCACGCGCTCGCGAACGAGCCGCTCGAGGGCGCGACGAGCACCAATACCGGATTCATGGAGATTTTTGATGTCACGTAAGTATCGACGCGGCGCAGGGCGCCGCTCGCATGGCCGCGCCGAGCAGGCCGCCGAATCCACGCCGGCGCCAACGCCGCGCACGGAGGTGTTCTCGTTTGGCGATCCGATCGAGGTAATGGATCGGCGCGAGCTGCTCGAGTATGTCGAATGCATGCGGATGGGGAACTGGTACGAGCCGCCGCTGCCCCTCGACGGCCTCGCGCGCTCGTTTCGGGCCGCGCCCCATCACAGCTCGGCCATCTACGTGAAGCGCAACATCCTCGTGCAGTCGTACATCGAGCATCCGCTGCTGTCGCGCGCGGACTTCAGCCGGTTCGTGCTCGAGTACCTGGTCTTCGCGAACAGCTACCTCGAGCTACGCACGAACCAGCTCGGCGCGCCGATGGCGCTGAAGTCGTCGCTTGCGAAGTACACACGCGTCGGTGTCGAGCCGGATCAGTACTGGTTCGTGACGAACGTGCGGGAGCCGTATGAGTTCCCGAAGGGCTCGGTCTATCACCTGTACGAGCCGGACCTGAACCAGGAGATCTACGGGCTACCCGAATACCTGTCGGCGTTGAACTCGACCTGGCTGAACGAAAGCGCGACGCTGTTTCGCCGGCGCTACTACAAGAACGGGAGCCACGCCGGCTTCATCCTGTACATGACCGACGCGGCCGAGAAGCAGGAGGATGTCGACAACCTGCGCTCGGCGTTGAAGAACGCGAAGGGGCCGGGCAATTTCCGGAACCTGTTCATGTACGCGCCGAAGGGGAAGAAGGACGGCATCCAGCTCTTGCCGATCGGCGAGGTCGCGGCGAAGGACGAGTTCTGGAACATCAAGAAGGTGACGGTCGAGGATCAGCTCGCGGCGCACCGCGTGCCCCCGCAACTGATGGGGATCATCCCGTCGAACGCGGGCGGGTTCGGTGACGTGGAGAAGGCGGCCGGGGTGTTCAATGGCCTCGAGATCGAGCCGCTGAAGGCGCGGCTCCGGGAGCTGAACGACTGGATCGGGATCGAGGTTGTACGGTTCCGCCCGTACGTGCCGCCCGCGCAGTGACGCGCTGCCGCGCCGGCGAGCCGGCTACTTCGCCGGCCGATCAGGCGCGGCGGACATTTCGTCGGCGGGGTAGAGCTGCAGCATCGCGCGCGCGGCTTCGACGTTCTTCGTGTGCAGCCATTCGTCGTAGTCGGCCGGCCGCAGCATCACGACGCCGCGTTTCTCGTCTTCGGGTCGGTGCATCAGCTTGAACAGGGGGTGTTCGACTGCGTTGAGCGTAAGCATGGTCATGCCGATCAGGACGCGGCCGTCGTCGCCCTGGTAGCGTCGCCAGATGCCGGCGACACAGTAAGCGCTCCAGTCGGCAAGGCCGATCCTCTGCCACACGCACGGGCCGCGATCCCATCCGCCGCCAGCCTTCGGCGTCGCATGCGGGTATGACGGCTCGACGATGTACTGCGCTGGGATTAGGCAGCGCTGCCCGTCGCGCCACGCGCGCTGATACAGGCGCTTCTCTGCGACCTCTTCGCCGCGCGCGTTGACGGTGTCGAACTTCTTCCGCTTCTTGCCGTTCTCGTCAACCTTGTCCGGTTGCATGAACTTCGGCCAGAAGCCGAACACGGCTTCGGTAACGGCCGAGCCGTCGCCGTCTGGAAGTACGACCGGTGCTCGGTAGTCGGGCCACACATCGACATCCCACGGCGCGCGGCGGAACAGGTCGCCGATGCCGATCTTCAGCTCGTTGATACCCGGGTCTTCGTTCGGTGCCTTGTAGTTGGTGCACATCACTGTCCCCTTTTTCAGTCGGACTGGCGCGGTCGATTGCACCGTATCGGGAATCGATGCGCGCAGCTACACTGTATAAATATACAGGTGTTGATGATGGGTAGCGAACGACCAGGCCACGGCCTATTCACCCCGAAGCTAGACGGCCCATGCTGGACGTGCGAGCACTGGAGCGGGTACATCGCGGGCAGCGACAGGACGGCGGTGTGTTTTCATCCGGGGTCGGAGCATGTGCGTGCGATCGCGGTTTCTGGCTGCGCCTTCTGGGTTCGCGCGATTGGGCTGGACGAGCTGACGGACGCGCAATGTGATGCGCTCGTGCAGGAGTTCCAGCCGCAATACCCGTATCCGAAGCGCCCGCGCGCGCTGCGGAAATAACTTATAAAATGGTTGCGCAAACTTATAATAAAACTTATAATTCTTTGCATGAACTCGATCAAATGGACCCCCAAAGCATTCAAGCAACTGCGTAAGCTGGATCACCAAATCCAGACGGTCATTCGTGACAGCGTAGGCACCTTGGAAGCAATGCCGAACTGCCATAACGTGAAGTCGCTTACGAATCACGAGTATGGCTACCGGCTCAGGGTCGGCAACTACCGGGTTCTGTTCAACTGGGACGGCGAGATCAAGGTAGTCGATATCGAGGAGGTAAAGAAACGCGATGAACGCACGTACTAACATCCAAATCATCAACGGGCCGGACGGAGCACCGGCCTTTGTGGTGATCCCCTACGCGGAATACATGGCGCAGCGCGACGAAGAGCGCGACCTGATTCCGCATGCAGTCGTAAGCGCAACGGTCGACGGGGCAACGCCCCTGCGCGCGTGGCGCGAATATCTCGGGCTGACGCAGGCCGAAGTCGCGACGCGGCTCGGCATCAGCCAGTCCGCCTACGCTCAACAGGAGAGCAGCGAGAAGCTGCGCAAGTCGACGCGCGAGAAGATCGCCGCCGCGCTCGGCATCACGGACGCGCAGCTCGACGTCTGACGAGCGGCCGGCCGGCAGCAAAAAGCCGCCAGGCACTTCGGTGCCGGCGGCTTTTTTTCGTCCGTCGCCTGTGCGCGGCCTCGGCGCCTCAGAGCGGCTGCCGCCTAGATGTACCCCAAGGGTCGGTCGAGCTTGCCGCAGGGCCGTGGCGGGCCGCCTGACGCGCCGGAGGCGCCGTTCCAAGGGCCGGACCCTGCCCTTTGGATGACGATTCAGACCCGGCGCGCGCAGTTGTGACCCCGCCCCACCTGCCCGCAAAAACGAGTGGTTTTTATGCACGCATGCGCAGGCCGCTCGGGGCCGGCCAGCGCGGGCCGCGCGGCGATCGACGCGGCGATTCGTCTATGCACTTTTATGCGCCCTGGTTATGCAGTTTCGGCGCTTCGTGGCCTGTTGCCGGGGGTTCGGCCATAATCGCTCCCTCACGCAGCACTGGCTTCGTGCAGTAAGAGCCTGCCCCCCAAGTGCCAGCCGGCCGCGAAAGCGGCGTATGGGGACGGCCGGTGTTTGCGTGAGCGTCGGGCCGACGCGTTCCCAATTCCAACAAGATTCGACCGTGAAGTTTTCCCGCATTCCTGAGCTTGACCTGCTCCGCTTTGGTGCCGCCGTTGCCGTTGTGTTCTTTCACTACGCATTCCGAGGCTACGCCGGCGACGACCTGACGACCATGCACTATCCGGCGCTCGAGCCGGTTGCACAGTATGGTTTCCTTGGCGTTCACCTGTTTTTCATGATCAGCGGCTTCGTGATCCTGATGACGGCGGGCGACGGAAGCATCAAGCGCTTCATCGCATCACGCGCGTCTCGGCTGCTGCCCGCCTTCTGGGTCTGCTGCACGATCACCTTTCTCGTGACGCTCGCGATCGGCGGCGATCGCTTCGTCGCGACATGGCCGCAATACCTCATGAATATGTTCACGCTCGGCGGCGGCTTCGGCGCGGATCCGATCGACGGCGCGTACTGGTCACTCGGCGCGGAGCTGCGGTTCTACCGCCTGGTCGGCATTCTGCTCATCATCGGCCAGATTCATCGCGCCGAGCGCTGGCTGTTTGTCTGGCTCGTCGCAACGGTGCTTGTGGAGGTGTTCCCGTTCATCAAGCTCAAGGGCTTTCTGGTGACGGACTATG